GTCAATATTACAAAATGCTGACCCTATGTTCTGGTACATTATTTTAACAATCGTAGGAGCATCATTCGGTGTTACTACAATGAATAAACTAAAGAAAAAGTGATTGATAAGTTTCTCTACGCATTCTTCGGTTCTATCGACAGAGTGTTTGAGAAATTAAATAAGATTGTAGATGATGTCTACACTTTTGACTTTCCTAATTGCAAACCTAAAAAACATGCGAGACACAAAAAAGCTAACAGAGTTCACAAGAAATAAAGAACATAAAGATAAAGAAATGTCTCTGTTTAAAAATCTTAAAAAAGAAGTCGAAGTAAATGCAAACGGAACTAGAGAATATGTAATTAAAAAAGGGATTAACAAAGGAAAAATTGCTAAATGAAAAAGAACCAATGGGTATTACCACTATTAGGTACTATTCTACTAGGTTTATCTTCGTATGTCTTAATGACAATCGTAGAACTTCAGGTTCATTTAGGAATGTTAACAGAAGAAATTATGTCAATAGATAAACAGATTGGCAGAATTTACAATCACATGGATAGGCTAACAAGTAAGTAGTTATGGCTAGAAAATTTAAAGATTTTGTTGTTAGAGAGAAACCAAAGAAAAGAGTACGAACACATAAGAAAAGGTTAAACAAAGATGAAAAACGAGACCATAAAGAATACAACCGACAAGGAAGACCCCAATAAAATAGAAACAGTCTTAAAAGAGTTACCACAACTATTGGTAAACCATGCTTATAAGAAATTAAAATCTGGGGAAGATTTAACAGCTTCAGAAATGAAAGTATGTTTAGAAGTTTGTAAAACATACAGTAAAGAACCTTTATCTAAAAAAGAAGATAACATTTTAGACGAAGTACCATTTGATGATGGATAAACGATTAAAGAATTTTAAAAATTTTTTGTATTTGTGTTGGAAGCACTTAAACCTGCCCAATCCCACACCTATACAATTCGATATTGCAGATTACTTACAGTCAAACGAAAAGAGACTTGTAATAGAAGCATTTAGAGGAGTAGGTAAGTCTTGGATTACCTCTGCTTTTGTCTGTCATCAATTACTTCTTAATCCACAAAAAAATATTTTAGTAGTATCTGCTAGTAAAACTAGAGCAGATGACTTCAGTACCTTTACACAAAGGTTAATCGGAGAGATGCCACTATTACAACACTTGATACCTAGAGATAATCAAAGACATTCTAAAGTATCATTTGATGTAGCACCTGCTACAGCCAGTCATGCACCATCAGTCAAATCTATGGGTATTACAGGGCAGTTAACAGGTAGTAGAGCAGACATTATCATTGCTGATGACGTTGAGAGTGCTAATAACTCCCAAACGCAGTTAATGAGAGATAGATTAGGTGAGACTGTAAAAGAATTTGATGCAATCATTAAACCTAACACAGGAAGAATTATATTTTTAGGTACTCCTCAAAATGAGATGTCATTATACAACTCATTAGAAGAGAGAGGATTTAAGACAAAGATATGGACTGCACTTGTACCTAATCCTACACAAAAGATTAGTTATGGTCACAAACTTGCAGACATTATACAAGGTAAAGAAGGTGAACCTACAGACCCCAAAAGGTTTGATGCGGTAGACCTTATGGAAAGACTATCTTCGTATGGTCGTTCTGGTTTTAACTTACAATTTATGTTGGACACAAGTTTGTCTGATGCAAATAGATACCCTCTAAAGTTAAACGATTTAATTGTAGCTTCAGGTTGCTCTACATGGAAAGATGCACCTGCAAAGATACAATGGGCATCATCACCAGAGCAAATGAAAGCTATAGACCCTGATATTCCCAATGTGGGACTTAAAGGTGATTATTTTGTAGCTCCTATGATGATGAGTGAAGAATTTACAGCATTTGAAGGCACAGTAATGTCTATTGACCCTAGTGGTCGAGGAGAAGACAAAACAGCGTATGCGGTGCTTAAAATGCTTCATGGAGTGCTTTATCTGACCGCCATAGGTTCATTAGATGGTGGTTATTCAGAAACTACTATGGCAAGACTATCTAATATCGCAAAGAAACATGATGTGAACTATGTGGTCATTGAGAGTAACTTTGGTGATGGTATGGCAACCCAGTTGTTAAAACCTATTATGGCAAAAATACACCCATGCGAAATAGAAGAAGTTAGACACAATACACAAAAAGAAAAACGTATTATAGATACACTAGAGCCTTTGATGAACTCACACAGGTTAGTTGTAGATGACTTACTAATACACGAAGATTTTAAGAATGAACCAGACCATCAGTTGTTTAGACAAATGACAAGACTGACTAGAGACAAAGGTTCATTAAGACATGATGATGCTATTGATGCTTTAGCTATGGCGGCAAAGTATTGGGTAGACAGAATGGATAGAGACCAGACATTATCTTATAATCAACACAAAGAAGAATTGTTAGACCAAGAATTAGAAAAATTTATGGAAAACAATATCGGAAGGACACAGACAAAAGACAGATGGATATAGAACAAACAAAAGAAGCCGTTAAAAAAGAAGAAGGCTATAGATTAGAAACATATCATTGTACAGAAGGACATCTTACAGGTGGCTATGGTCACAAGATGTTAGAAGGAGAGACAGCTCCTACAGACCACGCAGGTTGGCTAGTATTATTCGAAAGAGACTTTGCTAGAGCTGTAACTGGTGCTGATGATTTACTGATGTTATGTCCTGATATTAATGACAGTGCAAGGAACATTGTGGTTGAGATGGTGTACCAAATGGGTGCTTATGGGGTGTCCAAGTTTAAGGGTATGCTTAAAGCATTACAAGATGGGGACTATAAACAAGCTAGTGTGGAGATGCTAGATAGCAGGTGGGCTAAACAAACGCCTAATCGTGCTAATCGAATGGCAGAACGCATGGCGAATATTTCATAGAAAAATTTGAGGGGGTATCGTATTACACTGGACGGCAAGTTTCCCCCATACGCCACGCCAAAAAGTCCAC